CATCAATCTATCGGAAATTCTCAAGTTGCAGGGCTATCTGAAGGGCAGAAATATCCCATTCAAGTTTATGAGTTACGTCAACTACTGGAATGACAAAGAACACGTTAGCCCAAACGGTGACTTTGGTATCTGGAGCTTCCCCGAGATTCAACACATGATTAGGAACGTTGATTGGGAAAATTGGATATTTTCTAACCAGCAACGTGACGGCATCTACGAACTAAGCAAAGAAATGAACAGCTTTATGTCAGATGGATTTCATCCAGGAGCTGAGGCTCATGAACGTTGGGCTGAGTTGATAATGTCACGCATTTGAACTGCTGCAAATTCAGTCCAATCAGTGTTCATAATGTGATTGTAGTTGTGCTCAAGTACCGGTTTTAGCGTATCATAGACATGTTGCTGATCCATAGCGCATAGTCGCTTGACTTGTTCAAATGCCATAGCATATCTCTTGCTGTCATTTATTTCAAGATCATAGCTTTCATCAACAATATCACAGAATGTCAGAAACCCTTGCTCACGCAGATTGTGCAAGAACTTATAGCCCGTGAATGCAATGAATAAACGTCTTGCAATCATGGGCTTTGCTGTTTTCTCACTGTAGAAACTTAATGTGTTATCATGGTCAGTCTCTGCGATGATACTGTAGGCAGTGTCATTGAATACTTGAATTGGAATAACTCTGCTCAATCCAGTACGAACTCCACAATAGTCAACCCAGTCTGCTGTACCAATGATCTTGTTTACTGGAATACAATCTGGCTCCCATGCAAAATAATCTTTTGCGTAGAATTCATCGTCTCTCCAAGAACCGCCATAGGTCATGATGATCTTGTCATTTAGCGAGTTATCATTGACTGCGGCGTAGACAAAATCTCTGTGTGGCTTCTTGACTCCCAATAGAGCATCAAACATCTTGGGCTTGTTGACATAGGGAGTTAGCTGTTCAAGTTTCTGTGGTAGTTGCTTGTATAGTAACGTGGTAGTCTTGAACCAATCACCCCAAAAAATGATGTGATCATTGATATCTTGACTGTCATTTACTTTCCCGGGCAATACCCAATACACGTTGTAGTTATGGCACTTGTCCCAAATTTGCCAATGAAAGTTATGTAGCTCACTTTCAAAGGTAAATACTAGATTACTTGCACAACTTAATTTGTTAATCTTGTCTTCAAAGCCCTGATAGGCTGCACAATTGATATCATGATCGCAGTGCAGTCTATGCGTGGTAAATGCCAGTTTAACTGCATCTGTACTTGCCACATATTCTTCAAAACTGTGACATAACGTATACTCGGGCAGTCTTAATCTAGGCAACCACTCAAGGTCAATGATGTTGCTGTCACTGTAAATTATCATTTCGGTTCTTGTAATCGTCTACTGCTGCTTTTATAGCATCTTCTGCAAGAATGCTACAATGTATTTTAACCGGTGGGAGGGCAAGTTCCTCAGCAATTGTGCTATTAGTAATTTCTCGTGCTTGGTCAAGCGTTTTTCCTTTGACCCACTCTGTGACGAGGCTACTGCTTGCGATTGCGCTGCCGCAACCGTACGTTTTGAATCTGGCATCTGTTATTACTCCGTCTTTTACTTTGATTTGAAGTTTCATAACATCCCCGCAAGCTGGTGCTCCCACCATACCCGTGCCAACATCAGTATCCTCTTTATCAAATGATCCCACATTGCGTGGGTTCTCATAATGATCCAATACTTTGTCGGAATATGCCATTAACTTACATCCTCTGTGTGCTTGTGCTTGATTGATTTCTTTAGAATCTTCAACCAAACTTTTTTCTCTTTTGTAGCATTATGCTCAAAGATTGCTTTGTATAGTTTTTTACGTAGTTTTCTTAGTTTCATAATAACTCCTTATACTGAAAAACTTGACCCACACCCGCAGGTTGTTTGTGCGTTGGGGTTTTTGATTGTGAAGCTGCTGCCCATAAGTTCTTCTTTGTAATCGATGGTTGCACCCTGCAAGTATTGCATACTCATGCTATCAACTAATACAATGATGCCTTTATTGTCAATAACAAAATCATCTTCATTTTGTTCTTCATCTAGCGTGAAGCCGTAACTGAATCCGCTACAGCCACCACCTTGCACAAATGTGCGCAACTTCACTGCGGGATTATTTTCCTCTGACAAAATACCCTTGATCTTTTCTAAAGCTGATTCGGTTATAGTAATCATTGTGTGCAGGTCCTGGTCATGGTAGTTGTACCATCTGGATTACGAATCTGAGTCCAAGGACTACAGTTAGAATCGTTGATCACTTGATTTTGTTGAATGATTATTGGTTGTTGCACCACTGGTGGGCGTGTTGCCTCATATACTACTGCACCCCCAATGACCATCGGTGCCATCCAGAACCAACGTCCATCGCCTCCGTGCCGCCAATATCCATGTGGACCATGCGCAAATGTTGCTGTGCTTGTGAGTAGTGCAAGGACTAAAAGTAAACGCTTCATAGAAAAACTCCTTATACCGTTTTTATTTAGTATAAGGAGTTATGATCTAAAAAGCAAATGTTTTGGAGATTAGCGAGAACTTAATGCTCTGTTAGCCATTGCGCTAACTGTTTTCTCTGGTGCAGTTGGACCTGCATCGCCACCACCAACATCTCCGTCCAACCCGTCAATTGGTTCTGGAGGATTAATGAATACATACTTGACGCCAGCATCGTCATCTTCAATGCTCTTAATGATACTCTTTACAGCTTCATTATTTTGTTTGGCTTTTTCAAGTGCATTCAAGTCAAACGCTTCGCCGCCTGGTTTATTCTTTACCAAGTTCATCAATGCAGTGACAGTAATCTTTGGAAGTTTCTTGTCACCAGCACTGAATTGAATCTCGCGCAAAGTATCAACGAGTGCAGCATCAGCTTCGTGGTCAGCATCGTCTTCAATGAAGTCGCCTAACTCACCACCCATGCCGAAGTCATCTTCGTATAGCGGACGAAATTCGTTGAATCTCATTTCTTGCCCATTGCCTTTTTAATAGCGTTGTTACGAGAACCTTTGTACTCGCCAGAACCAGTTTCAATCTTACCGTCTTTGTCGTAGTCTTTCTTGGCTTTCTTGCCTTCTTCAAGACCACCACGGCGTTCACGACCCAATTCGTCAGTACCACCTGCGGCTGCACCCGTAGCACCGAACTCATCGCTGCCTAGTTCGTCACCTGCTCCTGGAGCCGGAGCTGGAGCGCCTGCTCCCATTCCACCAAGATCGCCGCCCATGTCGCCACCGAGACCCATGTCACTACCGCCTTCACCAGTCAAGCCACGTGCTGCTGTGTCAGCAGTTTCACGGCCTTGTTGTAGTGTTTGGCTTAGTTGTTGCAACAATGGAGTTACAGAACCTTTGAAAGTTTCTGCTTGTTGATCACCGATTTGATCACGAATAGTATCTAGCAAAGCTGGAAGCTGTTCGTTTTGCATCTTGCCGATTTTCTCTAGCATGTCTTGGATACTGTCAACCATATCTTTAGCAGCAAGAATAGCTTCTGATTTAGCCATTTCGCTTTCAACGATAAGAGTCTGACGGTTCTCAACCATCCAACGATTAAGACTTTCACGCACCATCAAAAGTTCCATGTACTGTGGATTCTTTTCTGCTGTGTGAACTCCATGAGTGCGACGAGCGCGGTCAAGAGTTTCGTTCAAACCTTGGACGATACCAAAGGCTTTTTTGAACGTTAGGTTTTTGTAGTCAATTTTGAAACCGAAACGGCTTTCAACGACTTTGTTAATTTTTTCAGCGCGAGGCTGATTGCTCATTTCTGATAAACGCATAGTAGGTTATTCCCAATATTTAATGTATTTAGCACTGTTCAAAGATTTCCGTAATTCTTCATTGGCATACTTCAATCGTATCTGGGCTTCAACTAATCGTGCTTTCCAAACGTCTACGTTGTCGTAGTTTTTGGCAGTTTTTGCTCGTTTGATACTTGCTTCAAAATGCACAATATCATTTCTTAATCTATTTACTGTTGAATCAGCCAATAGCAAATTCCCAGAAAGTTTGAAGCGGCCCGTAGTTTCATTGAGAGCGAAAAACACTGCGCTCAATTTCTCTGTGAACGTATAGACTAGTTCATTGTCTGCGTTTCTGATTTGCCACTGACCCTTATTGTTTAAGACACGAAAATGCCCTATAACAAAACCCACACCTTCGATGGGCCAAATATAGGGCATATTTTTGCTTTTACTGATTGCTTGTAGTTCTTGCTCTGTCCACTGACTAACATACTTAGCCGTGGCTTCTACGATCTTTTTAACTTCTGCTGGAGTTGGTGATGCGCTTTTTGTAGATGATGCGACCGTTTTCA